GTTAACTCATATACCCCATACATCTTACCGTCTCGTAGCATGAACTCTCCAATATTTGTTTTGATGATTTCATGGTAGTGTCTGTGCAATGCGCAGACTGTGAGTGTACCTGCTAGTGTACCTGCTAAAAAGATTGCCACTGCAACCCAAATAAAGTTTTCATCTTTCATATCAATCACCACAATTTTTTAGGACGTCCACGAGGGGACAAATAAGTATTTACTAATGAGAACGCTTTTTCTAAATCCTCTACCGCCCATAGCCATGACATCTTCCCATAGGTATCTACTCCAACAGGAGAAACATTGAGAGCGATTAACTTCCTTCTAAGCGTAGCTTGTGACATCCCTGTCTTCTTCGTAAACTGTTTAATCGTCATGGTTTTCATTGCACCACCCCCGTAGCTGAGTCGTTACATACTGCTGTGATAATACGAGTCGGTCTTTTGCTCATCTGATAAGCCCCTATTGCAAGATTCCATTCTTCACGTCCATTGGTGCAAGCCGTCATGCTGTCATAGGGGATTACACTCGTAGTGTAGGCTATGGTTTCATGGCTCGTTGTGTGACCTTTCTTGTCGATGTTGGTATCGACAGTTAAAAAAGATAATGTAAGTACAAGTGTTGCGCTCATGTGTTCTCTCCTTATTTCTTTAATAGCTGGTTTAATATTGCTTTGTCTATCTCAGGGTTGTTGGATATGTATCTATCAAATATCTCTTCTACCTCAAATTGTGGCGCTTCACAACCCACGTTGGATTCAATTTCGTACCCAAGCGCTTTACTTTTTACATACAGAGTAAGTTCTTCTTCTTCGCAGTAATAGTTATCGCCTTCTTCATCGTCTACTAGTTTTATCGTAGCCCAATACTCAAGTCTTTCATCTCCTATATGCATAGTATATTCAAAGAACTCCCACCCATTTTCTTCTGTATATTCACTACTCATGATGTTCTCCAGATTGCACGGCTGTGACACCGTGCGGGTTATAGTTATTTAGATAGGAATTCGATTTCGGGTACTTCACGTCTTGCTTTCGCATACTCGACTTCTTTACCTGCTGAGTACACCATCACACGGGCGGCGGCAATAAGTTGCTGGGCATCCTGTACTGCAATGGTTTTGTTTTTAATACCTTCATATACTTCTGATAGGTTATGTCTAAGCTCTGTGCAATTTTTCATGGTTTCTAATCTCTCTGTTGATACTAATAATAAGTGCTTGTGTTTCAAGCAACTCGGTTGGGATTTCAGCTTTCTTCAAGCCTGTTAATTTGTATATACTAATTTGTGCAGCATTCATAGGATTCTTAATGTATGCTTCACGGTATGTTTTTATTTTCTCACGACTAACCTCACGGTATGCTTTGTTACACGCTTTTAATTTCTCACGATTAGTTTCACAATATACTTTATGCTTTGCTCTTACTTCCTCACGGTTGGCTACATAGTATGTTTTACGATTCTCTTTTACTTTCTCACGATTAGCCTCACGGTATGCTTTGTTGTATACTTTTCCTCTCTCACAATTAGCTTCACGGTAGGCTTTTAATTTCTCAGGATTAGCCTCACGGTATTTTTTACTATGTGCTCTTAATTTTTCACGGTTGGCTTCACGCCATGCTTTATATTTCTCTGGGTCTTTGTATGCCATAGCTCCTCCTCCTATGCTTTAAAGACAGCTTGTTTTAGTTCGGGGTGTTTGTTCTTCATCTCTTCCATGTACTCTCTAATCAGAGGGACGACTTCAGACAATAGTTTTTCTTGATGGTCATCCTCAATCATTAGAATCAATACAGCAATCCCTTTGTGCAATGTAAATGCTAGGTCTGCCATATCCATAGGTGACCCTGCCGCACCCCTAATAAGTTTGTTTATGGTTTTGATGTACTCGTTTTCTTTGCTCATCGTTTTGACTCCAATACAGCTTTACGTAGCATCTTACGTAGTCTTGTGTTCTCAGTCTGCGTTGCACTCTGCATAGCCGCTAATACTAAGAATAAAAATAGCATCAGTAGGTACGCTACGTTTGACTCATCGAGCCATGTTAAATATTCAATTAGCTTTTCCATTTTGTTTCTCCAAATAGGTTCTTAGTTGTGATTCTTCTACTAGTGATTGCACTTGCTCTGGTGTTAACCAGTGATACGGTCTGCGTGCTGTTGGGTAATCTTCTGGGTCATAGTCTGCATCCCAGCTTGCTGAGTCTATATCTCTCATAATACTCTCTCAAATAGTTTTCTAAATTGTCGATGTTGTCGGCGTTAACGAGGAGACCTGTTCCTCCTGCCTTCTCGATGTTATCAAGCTCGCGTTGTTGCAAAGCTGTAGGTTGTTTACTTCCTGCCTTACACTCTATACCAATGAAATGCCCACCGATACACGCAATCACATCTGGTATACCAGTGCGACCATACCCATTAGCCGCAGGGAAGAAGTAATACGCACCCATCTCATCAAGCACTTTGCGTACTTGGTCTTTAATCTCACCTTCAGGCGTCTTTGCCATCACACAGCTCCTTAATTATTCTGTTCACTACTACCGTTTTAGTCTGCCCATTGAGTGAGCCAAACCATATCATATGCACTGGGCAGTTGGGGTCACCGTTCCATACCTTAAGTGTTAGTCTATCTATGAACTGCATAGTAAGCCCTGCACTACTAAGCCTATTTACAGCATCCTCCACAACATTAGACGCATCACTACGAATTTCTACAACCTTAATCATATCGACCTCTTGCTACTTAAATTATTTATGCTAGAGTATTCACACATATCTCTACCTATCCTAGAGTCTTGTGCTTCATGTGTTACTCCTCTCTTAGGGATTCCGTACTTGCGTACGGAATCTTCTTTTTACGTCTCACACACTAAAAATATACCGTCACCCCTATTCACACCGACACCACCTACAATCTCACCAACAGGCGCAACTTGCAGTAAAGCTATGTTATCGGGTACAGGCGGGGTTAATTCGCTAACCTCCTCAAATTGTATTTCTTTCATCTCCCTAGTAGGGAGAGCGTCATCTAATGGTACAGCAGTTTTCTTACCTAAGTCTACTAATAACGTCAATTATTCCTCCTCACAAATGTAGCATACCTCAGCCCCCAGTTTAATGCCTATGCCTTCTATGTACTCGTTAAAAGAAGCAACTCGTAATACTGATACTCTTTCTTGAATGTATTTAGGTAGTAGCAGTATATGAGTACGCTCACCCCTCTCCCCAAAATACGTAATGTATCTTGAATCGGGTTCTGGGTTTTTTATAGTGCTATGCACTAATGCTACAGGATATCCATTACGCACCCCCTTAACTGTACACTCCCCCGTTTCTTTATCTAACCAGTAAAATGCTATCACTACTCCTCCTCGTAGATATACATAAAGGAATGTACATTCCCGTCAGTCGCATAAACCCCTACACCTTCTATATGTTGCTGCAAAGGTTTTACTAACATAAACATAGTTACACGAGCTTGGATAATATCTGGCAGGTCATCGAAATAAAGTTCTGTAACACAATCAGTAGGGTACTTAGAATAGCCCTCAGTATTAAAAATACCCGTTTGAAAAAGTTCTATCCCTACCCCTACATCAACACCTCTCACTCTACAAGTACGCTTTACTTTGTCATCCCATTTAAAGGCTATCACTACTCCTCCTCCTCACATATATAGTACGCACCATTAATACTTTTACCTCCTATACCTTCAAGCCACTCACCTACCTCACCTACTTTAAGCAAGCTCACCTTCTCCTGTATATGCATAGACAGGGACTTAAAGCGTATGATTTCTGAGGGTGCTTTATTTGCTTGCATTACGCCCGTTGTAAACTCTTGGCTAAATGGATTTGATGCAAAAGAAATATACCCGTTTGATGCTTGGGCTACTTTATGAGCTATCATCTGCTCTGGTATTCCATAATGCTCAGTAGGAAATATTTCTTTTACTACCTGCACAATATTTTTACCGTCAAAGAATCTAATTCTAATCACTACTCCTCCTCATATATAAAGAACTGGCAAGTACCGTTGTTGTATCTAATTACTTTACCTACCCCACTCACCCATTCATCTGATGGGGCTAACTTCAACAGGCAGTATCTTTTGTATACTAATGGAAGCAGGTCATCTTGTAGGTTGTTGTCTAGTGTACATATGTATTTTTGTTTAGACATTGGCTCATCGTGAACTGTTGGGTTATGGGGTTCTGGATTATAGGGAGTTATCATCCACCCATCCTCAGATATCCTTTGCTGTAACCTAATCATCACTCCTCCTCACATATATAGAACTTATAGGGCTCACCATCCACGTACTTATAAACAACTCCGAGTCCCTCATGCTGTTCCCCATGTTTTGCTATACGCAACATACAGTATCTACCATATAACAAGGGAGGTAATTCTTTTTCTAAGTCGAGTACGCTCCGATTAAGTGGGTAGGTAGAGTGAGGCTCACCAAATGTATTACGACCTATTGGTGATACCCACCATTCTCCTTCAGTTAAAGTACGAGATACTTCAATCATGACTAATCTAACCTAATCACACTACCGAACGGTGGCACGACATTACTACCGCCAACAATAACCCATATCACAGGGTACGTAGGGTGCTCTCTAGGAAAGTCCGTGTAACCGTCAGTGATAATAATCGTACACTCTGGCTTGAGCTTGTTGTCATCTATATACTGCATCACACAGCCTACGTCTGTACCACCACCGCCAGCAGGTTTAGTAGAGTTAACTAGACCCGCGTAGTTATCCTCGCGGTACTGCTCATGAGATGCAACATCTGTATCCCAGTAGAGAAGGTCAACCTTCTCTGGAGTTGTATTGTCGCATATAGCTACCACCTCACTCAAGGCTTTGGTAATCGCCTCGTCATCAATAGAACCCGATGTATCAATCGCAACACATATAGAGCCTATTGTTTCGCTAATCTGACTGGGCATATAGATATCTTGAGAAAGCCAGCGTCTACTTGGTTTTGCCCATGTGCTGTCACCTTTGCCAGCGCACGTTGATGATACGAACTCACGCAGTTGCTCACGCCAGTCTACTTTCGATTCCATAAGAGCTTCGAAGTTGCGGTCAATATCACCGCCTTGTTTACCTGCCAGCAGTGCGCCAGTGCGGACTGCGCTATCGATTTCACGAGATAACTGTTCCCTCTCTTCGGGCGACAGCGACACGGCATCTTGCCACTGATGTTCATCTAACCCTTCGGGTAATCCTTTACCACCCTTACTCGCACGGCTTTGCTTATCACCATACTGCTCCTTGAGTTTAGCGTATACCTCTGCGGTATTCATACCACGATACTGCTCATCGATACACCCACACTCGGGCAACTTAATAAAGCTACCGCCCCTATCAATGTCTAGTATCTCGAGGTTAATCACAAAGTCACACGCGGCATTCGTAAGCTCGTGGTCTTCCTCGAATAGTTTCTGCCAGATAAAGAAGTGCTGGTAGAGTTTGTGCTTGGCTTCATGCAGTACAAGACCGCGTATCTCTTGGTCAGTTAAGCTGTCAATAAACGCACGACCATAAAACACATCACGTCCATTGGTAGCGGCTGTGTCTATGTCATCGGTAATGACTGCTTTGCCCACCATGATAATGCCAGAGTAGGCTAAGGTGCGGGTGTCTTGCATCAGCGCAATGTGCGCCTTGAGTATGCGGTCTTCTGCTTTCATGATTATCTCCTAGAATAAGTAGCCGTTAGTTACACACCATGAGGTGAATGATTTGTTGCGTACTGCGATGTCACGCTTGGGGGATTTACCGCTCATCACTGACATAGCGAACATAGCTTGCGCCTCACGGGTCATACGGTTTAAGTACGTCATCCACGCATCGAACGTATCTTTCTCTACGTTATGCAAAGCCTTAGAGACTATAAGACAGACTGATGCGCCGTTACTTGGTACTTGTGTAGTAGTTGGCTCAGATACAATCTCACGCCATGCGGGCATGGTGTTATCTAACTTGAGGATGTTCATCATATCCATAGTCGCACGCTCACCAATCACACCAATAAGCGCATGGTATAGCACGTCTTCTGGTAGGTGACGGCAACGCTTGAGGATATTACTTGCCGCTTCCATACTGCGTGGTGTAACGAACGCCGCTCGTGGTACTCGTGGGTCGTAGATGTACTCGTTCTGAGTTGGTTTCTCGTAGTCTTCGAACGATGCGAACATAGCAGGGTACTCGTTAGCTGTCGCAATAACCACTGGGTCAACACCTGCACCCATAGCAAAGCCAAGACGCCACTCTTCTGAGGTTGGTTTGCGTACCTTAACCACGTCCACACGGTTTCTTGCATGAGGTGGCAGATTATCACCGATACCCTCTGCTGATAGGTTAGTAGTAGCAAATACTATAGAGCCTTCGGGCAAACTATGTGTGCCGAGCTTACGCTCGAGCATGAGTCTAAGACACGCATTCATCACAGACTTACTAGCCTTGCCTATCTCATCAAGCATAATAATCACAGGCTTGTTGAGGTGAAAGCCAAACTCCTCGTTGGGTATGAATGAGCAGACAGACGTACCGTCTAGCTGGCGCACCTGTGGTACAAGGAAGTCACCAACATCCTTAGTCGTGATGTCTACATAGCACACCACATGGTCGGGGTGCTGTTGCTGTAGGGATTTAAGAATAGATGACTTGCCTATCCCCATCTCGCCCTGTACCAAGACTGTGGTCGTGTCGCCGATTGCGTTGATAAGGTCGATTGCGTTTTGCATAGTAATTGAGCTGTATGGTTTCATTGTTCTTCTCCGAATGTTAATTTGATAGTGGTTGGGGTTTGTATTGTTGTTACTGGGTAGAAGTCATCATAGAAAGACTCTACATTATCTGAGTCGCCCGACTCATCGTCTATATCTCTATCGTCCTCACCCACACGGATGAAACGGTATGCACCTCCCGCCTCGATAACACCCTTGTATAACTTAGTTAGAGCTCTGACATCTTCGTACTCGTCATACCACTTTATTTCTTCCGAGTAATACATAACAGACGCATCATCCCAAGCGATACGCGAGAAGTTTTCTCTATCGTTCTTAAGGTTCTCATCTAGCAGACGTGGTGCTAGATAGTTGTCTAGTTGTTCTCTTGTTTCAAAACTAATCACAAATGCTACTGTGCTACGGTATCCCATGATGTTCTCCTAGTCGTTCCACTTGTCGAGCATAGCATCGACATCTTTTTTGATTTGTGAGCGCATGAAGTCGCTCTGTTTTATGTCCTTCGTATCAATACCCATGATGGTATCTTCGAGACGCTGGCGCATATCCTCCAGTTGCGTGTCATTGTTTATATTGAGGTGACGCAGTAACTCGCACAGCTCGGACGCTGATGAATACACGCTGTCGTATATCTTACCCTTTGTACCATCATCGTTAGTGCGCAAGCCAAAGCTCAGTTGGGTAAGCGTGTCATACAGCCTATCCCACGCATCACGATTAACCTTAGCGATGTTGTACTCATACATCTCATCGTACTGACGACGTAACTCAGCTACCTCCTCTGATTGAATGTCTACACGGAAGTCACCTGACTCTGGTACTGGGGTGAAGTTAATCCCAAAGCTAAACTTACTGCGGACTTTATCTTCTTCGGGGTACTCGTCACGGTCAAACAGCTTACCTAATTGAAACGCCGCCGCTGATATCTTAAGACCGTACTGAGGTAGGAACGCATCGACCTCATCCCAGAACTTGCGCTCGTAGTCACCCATCGTACGCTTGTACTCAAGGAAGTAAGCGGTGGTCAGTAGACGCTGACCGTTGTCATTCCAAGGCGATGTGTACCGTGAGTGGTAGGTGCGAGCCTCGCTCGCAATCTTTTGTATCTTGGCAAGTGAGTCGTCACCTGCCAGCAGGTTCTTGTGATAGTTACCTGCTTTGGTGCGAGTTGAGTTAGCTGTGTCCACATCCTGTGATACTTTCTTGTCGAGCTTGCGTGCTGTCCAGATTGAGATGTTTAAGGTGCAAAGCATTGCTGATGTTGATAATGTCATGATAGTTCTCCAGTTGATTAGGATATACCGTATATCCTATTTAATAATCTCATTGATGAATGTTGTGTTGTTGTGTGAGTAGCACAAACGACAGTCGTTGCACGCCCCGTGACAGTTAATGTCAGTAGTGTCCGTACCTTTAGCAAACGCAGTGAATACTTTGTCAAAGCCTTTAGGTAGTGCGCTCACCTTACCTACTATAGGACTGCTATAGATAAGGATAAGATTGTCGGGTTTACCCATTAGCTTAAGCACGCGCTGTACAATACGATAGCGTTTAGTCCACAGTGTGAAGATGGTTCGCGGGTTAGCTAACGCAATGCGCAATAGGTTAATAAAGTGCATCATGTTAATGAGTTCGCCGTAACTTGCGAACCGTGCTATCTGTTCATTGATAGCGGGTATCTCTTGAGGTAGTAACTCTCTCTCGGATAAAAACTTGTTGCGCTCGAACGCTGTCACTACATTAGGGCGTAGCTTCTCATAGCGTTGTGCGTAGCATGACTTGCACACGCTGTCTGTTTTCTGCATGGATTGGCAGAATGGGTTGGTTGATGTAGGTGTATTGATGCTGGTGATACCAGCTAATTTGCCACTACCTTTTGTTAAATGAACGTGGTTCATGCGTATCTCCGTTTAGCTTTGTCGTAATCAAGACTTGATATGATGTACCAGTGAGTCATACGTCCTGCTCTTCGCAGGTCTCTTAAAAACTTCTCAGCTTGATACCGTGTACTGAATGACCAGCAGTGCGTGATACCGCCGTCACTATCTTTTGAATATATGTTCATTGTTGTATCCTCATGTTTCGGTGTTGGTTTAATAGGATATACCGTATATCCTACCGATTCAGTTTGCAGTCCCTTGAGGGGACGACTCTTTACATCTGGTACATATTATACGCCTATTGGTAGGCTATGTCAAGCGTAAGTGTTTGATTTATAAGTGGTAGAGCAAGCAGGTTTTTGAACTTTACATGGTGACCCCCACTCCTCTACCCTCTAGTGTTTTAACCCACTACTAGATAGGGCTTACGTCATTATTTTAATACGCCCACTCTGGGCGGTAATTGCATGGTGGGTCGAGCGATAGCAAATACTCGTGGTACAGCTCAGATATGCTGATACCTTCGTAATGCCAGCCTTTAACCTCTTCCTCTGTCATGCTGTCTTTAAACTCTTGGAATGTGAATATGTCGCTCATGTCGTTTACTCCGTTATTGTTATTAGGATATACCGTATATCCTTTGTTTTGTTTCGAGATGCTTTTCTCATCTCTTGGTACATATTATACACCCTTTTATACCCTAAGTCAAGCGTTATGGGACGGTATGTTGTTGTTTTTGCTCCTCTTCTTTAGGAACAGTTATCGCCTTGTTATACTGACTTAATATTAAATTCGGAAAGTGTTTGCACACCAGCAAGTTTGACACCTCAGCAAACACAGGTTGCAGAATAAACGCCGCTTGCATCTGCTCTGTTGTCATGCGCATTGAAGCTAGTGTGCCCTGCATCCGTCCAAGCCTTACTAAGTAATACGGTGATACCAAGTCACGCAACAGCTCTATCGACCATGCTATCTCCGCAGTCCCACCAAACGGGATGTGTTTCATATATAACGTAGTGTACGCATCCTCCGCCCCATCGACCTTCTCGTTTGTCCACATCATCTCCATCTCTTCTCTATTCACTTCCAAAAACGTCTTAACCTCTATATTTCCGCACACAGGGATATACACATGGTCTGCATCACCCTCTATATTCTCCACTGAGCTGTTCTTACTGCGTGTACACGCTATGACGTTCATCTGCTCTTTAGATGCCTTAACCCAGTTTATTGTCTTCTCTAAGCTAATGCCTAGTTCTTTGAGTGCTTCGCGTGCTTTGTTATCCTTACTCATTTCTTTATCTCCGTTGTGACCATAATGTTGCCATTGGCAAGTTTTGTTTTTGCCCCTTTAACTCTCTTGAGCTGTGCATTAAATACAGTCACTGCATCCTCCCACGAATCACACACGGTGGTTTTATTGCCCGTCCCCATGCTATGCACGGTGTACTTATCCCCCACTATACGCACGTTCCGCTCTGTGCTGTACGTCATGCGCCGCTTGTATGTATCTGGCAGGTGTGCATCACCTCTGTTTATGGGCTTTCGCTTGGCATCGGGAGAGCGTGTTAGTGCCGCTGTAGCCAGTGGCTCTGGCTTTATGTTATCCCATGCATAGTTGAGTGAATTGCCGTCCCTGCATGGGTATGCACAGGGTTTGTTTGTCTTTGGGTTGATGTTGCGCGTACCGTACGGTTCGCACGTTATTTCTTCTTGTATGCGCTTGATGTTATCTATCCCGCCTGTGTAGTCAAAGCGACCGCCTGCACCCATATATAGATAGGCTATCGCCTGCGGTAAGTACGAGTTCTTGTTTATGTACACACGCGGTGTGCGTGGATTTGCCTTTATATAGTACGTCTTGCGTACTGTTGCATTGAGAGCTGTTAAGTCTGGGTTTCTCTCTAGGTAATAGCGTTTTATGCATTGTAGCCTTACGTCATCATCAAGTAGTGCATAGGCATCTGTATTGTAGGATGTAAACCCAGTGTGTACTGGTATTTTACCTTTAGCTCTTAGTGGCAAGCGATTTAGTGTTAGGTTCTGCTTGTATGGCATCTTTACAGGTGGGGGCGTGTGTACTGCGCTTTTATCCATGCATCGCCCTTCGTTGTAGGTTATCTCGCCCGTAGCTGGGTCATAGAAGTACTTAGCCTGCACTATCGCCTGTGTTAGCACTGGGCGCGGCTCTTTTGGAAGGTTATACGCTGTATAACCTTCCAGTATTTTCTTTACCTGCGGTTTTAGTACATCTATTACTCGCATACTCTTCTTACCCTCTACCTCATAAGTGTAGTGGGTCATTGCATAAAGCCTATCAAAAGTGGCATTAGTCTTATCTTTATGCGCTACTTCTCGTGCAAGTTTGTTTGCCAAGCGGTTCTCTAGTCTAGTTTGCCGTCCATGCAATGCTCGTAGATAGGCTTTATATTCGGTTTTGTATAGTCTGTTAAGGCGTTCTGCCTCTTGCAAAGCGAGTTTTTCGTCCATTTTTGCATCCTCATGTGGTGAATTGTATGGGTTATAAGTTGTAGGTGACGGTATGAGCAAACCATTTAAAAAAGGCGTTTTCGCAATTATATAAGGTGGGAGCGTTTTTTGCGCCCAGTAAATCCGCGACCTGTAGATATGATATCATAGATTTGTGATAGTATCTCGTAAAATGAAAAGAGAGAGAAAGGAAGAGGACGAAAAAGCGAAAAAATGCTCCCTGTCAGCTCAGTCGTACAGGGACAAAAATCTTATAAATATATATATATATATTCTCTCTTATATATATATTTAATAATAGTTAGTAGTAGTAGTAGTAATAACACACACTGCGGATTTGCTGGGTTTAAAAAATTCTTATGCCTACTATCATTGCGAAATCGCCGATTAAAATCAGCTTTATTGTCCCAAGTAAACCGTAGCATACAATCACATCTTAAGAATTGTCCCAAGTAAACCGTAACATAAATCTTGTACAGCTCCACGATAGCTCGCCGTCTCCTCTGGAAACAGTTATCATAGGATATACTGTATATCCTATTGCTTGCTCCTCAGTAACTCCACGATAGCTCGCCGTCAACACGGGAACTAGTATCAATTAGGATATACAGTATATCCTAATAAATTTTAGGCAATAAAAAAGCCCTCTTTCGAGGGCTTCCTGTTTAACCTTTAAAACTGGGCAACTACGACCCAGCCTTTGCAGGGTGTCTTACGACAAACTAAAAATCCAATCCTTTGATTATCAAATTGTGAATTCCAATCGGACTGGACTTTAGCAAAGTTATCTGCATCAATCCTTCTACTAAATACTTTTGATGACACAAAGTCATCTTTTGTGGCTATAAAGCCAATTTGGTTCCAACCATTACAGTTGGTTACTGCTATTTTAAATTTCTTCATTGCTTTAGTCCTATTGTGCATTTTAAAGGGCGGTTAGGATATACGGTATATCCTAACCTAATGTGTTATTTATTTTTTAGGGTGGTCGGTTTTAACCACACTATAAGTCCAGTGGTCGCATGAACACTCCTTGCATACTTTAGCTAATACGTCTAAGAGCTGTTGAGTGGTTAAGCCCTTTTCTAACAGTGACTTTGATACGCTGTCAACAGTCGGTGCTTTACGTTCTTTTGAGCCCCTTTTTTCTTTTGTTTCTGCAGTAGTTTCTGCAGTAGTCTCTGCAGTGGCGCGGCTAACATTGTTGTCCCATTCGCCTGTATCTAAAGCAAGTTTAAAACTTGCTAGGAATTGATTCTTAGCATTTTGCCACTGCGTTTTACCGCCCGCTAACTTTGTAGTGTTATCGTATACAATACCGCGTTTTGAACACATAGCATCGAATGCCGCCACAACAAGCGTATAAGGCAACTCGTTATTCGCTGGTGTAGGAATATTTTTACTGCGCCCCTTTGCGCCGGCACTAATGCTAGTGTACCCAGCTTGGCGATAACGTTCGATATGCGGCGTCATTGCTATTTTGACGCCTTGCATTGCACTTTTATGTTGAGTGTAGTCTAACGCTAATCCAACAAATACCATGATGTCATCTGCTAACTGTACGTTAGCATTTTCATTGGTTGCAGTGGTTGCAGTGGTTGCAGTGGTTGCAGACTTAACTAATCTTTTAACATTTTTCATTTCAGTCACCTTGTTTATGTATACGGGCAAAGCCGCCCTTCAGTTAAGCGTTATTGCTTAACTGGACTATAGTTTATACCATCCCATCCCATAATGTCAACTAATATTTTTAGGATATACGGTATATCCTTTGCCCTATATATAGGAATAAAAACAGCGTTTTTGGGCTATTTTCAGTGAAATTTACAATTATTTGACAGCATTGATGACGGCAGACCCCGCCCCCCAATTTTTAAAAGTAGGATTCCACTATCTCGTATACATACTATTATGCTCATAGCACCACTACATTTACCAAAATACTAAATCACCTTATTACCCTAAACTTTCATAAATCCAGTAACCTCAAATCTCACATAGTCACACAGCAACACCCCCCGTCACTTATATAAACGCCCATCAAAAAAATTTTTCACAAAAAATTTGCAAAGTAAGGTAAGCTATAGGCTCATGTATGTTTATAACAAAGAAAGAATATGCAGATAAATGACACAATAGATGATTTCGGGGAATTTGATGAGGACGAAACTTTTGAATTTTCCCCTGTATACGAACAGCTTGCCCCAGATGAGGTAGTTAAACGGCGATTTTCCGCTAAAGAAGCGTTTCAAAACCAAGATTTTTTAACGCAGCAAGGATTTCCAGAGCCGCCTCCTCCGCCAGAGCCTCAATTAACCTATGCAGAAAAAAACGAAGCGTTGAACATTTTCTTAGAACAACCTGATGCCCCTGTTGCACCTACCACACCCGGTGCGGCTAAAGCTCTCGACAAACTTTTAAAGCGTTTTGACTACACGTTGGCAAATTCTACAAACAAGATGCGTCAATATGTGCTCTTTAAGCTATTTGAACTTGCCGAAAATGAAGACCCAAAACTTCAAATTAAGGCGGTTGAAATGCTAGGTAAGGTAACTGAAATTGGGCTCTTTACGACAAAAGTAGAGGTAGCTGCTGCAGATAAACCGACAGGTGACCTAGAGTCTGAGCTTAATGAGTTGATGTCAACGTACTCTATTGGCGGTGAGCTTGGCTCAATTGATGTGCAATACGAGCAGATTTCCGATGAAGAGCTTAAAGGTGGTGCTGAAGAAGAGGAATTTGAGGAGGTAGAAGATGAGTAAGTTAGCCCATGTGCCTCCATCAGATAAAGAACGTATAGCACAACTTGTACGAGAGCTTAAGCGCCGAAGAGAGCGAGAAAATTCACAGACTGACTTCTTAGCGTTTGTGCAGTCGGTGTGGCCTGACTTTATTTATGGTCGACATCATGCAAGGATAGCCTCAGAGTTTGAGCGCGTAGCCAGAGGCGAGTGCAAGCGGCTTATTATTAACTTAGGCCCACGTCATACAAAGAGTGAGTTTGGGTCGTACCTTCTGCCGGCTTGGTTTTTAGGGCGGTTTCCTAATAAAAAAGTAATTCAGTGCTCGCATACAGCTGACCTTGCGGTGGGTTTTGGTCGAAAAGTGCGTAACTTAGTAGACTCTCCTGCGTATCAAGAAGTGTTCCCTAACGTAGGTTTGCGGTCTGACTCCAAGGCGGCGGGTAGATGGAACACCAGTGCAGGAGGTGACTATTTTGCTATCGGGGTAGGGGGTGCAGTAACTGGTAAAGGTGCTGACCTGCTGATAATTGACGACCCGCACAGTGAACAAGAAGCGGCGATAGCGGCGAGTAACCCTGAGATTTACGATAAAGTGTACGAGTGGTACACGTCTGGTCCGCGTCAGCGTCTCCAGCCTGGCGGAGCCATAATCATCATCCAGACTCGTTGGTCAAAAAGAGACCTGACGGGACAAGTGCTTGAAGCGGCGATGCAGAGAGGCAACGAGAATTGGAGAGTGGTAGAGTTCCCTGCCATATTGCCTTCAGGTAAACCGCTGTGGCCTGAGTTCTGGAGTCTTGAGGAACTTGAGGCAACACGAGATGCGATTGATATATCCAAGTGGCAGGCGCAGTATCAGCAGAATCCCACCTCCGAAGAAGGTGCGATAGTTAAAAGAGAGTGGTGGCAGAAATGGACTAAAGAAGACCCACCACCTACAGACTTTATATTGATGACTTGGGATACGGCGTTTGAGAAATCACAGCGAGCTGACTATAGTGCGTGTACTGTGTGGGGCGTGTTCTACCAAGACAACGACAACGGCGTGATGCAGGCTAACATTATTATGCTTGATGCGAAACGTGGGCGGTATGAGTTCCCCGAACTTAAGCAAGTTGTGCTGGATGACTATAACTATTGGCAACCTGATAGTATAATCGTAGAAAAGAAAGCGTCTGGTGCGCCACTTATATATGAGCTACGTGCAATGGGTATTCCAGTGATGGAATTCACGCCTACAAGAGGTAACGATAAGATATCTAGGCTTAATGCGGTTGCAGACTTATTTCACTCTGGTAGAGTATGGGCACCGAACACACGATTTGCGGACGAGGTTATCGAAGAGGTGGCATCATTTCCCGCAGGGCAACACGATGACTATGTGGATACCGTGTCAATGGCGATGGCAAGGTTTAGAAAAGGTGGGTTTATTTCAACTAATTTAGATGAGCCAGAACCAGAGCGAGAGTTTAGAGGGCGGTCATCACGGCGCAATGCATATTACTAACAACAGCAGAGAAACTAAATGTTTGATAAAAGCCTAAACCAAGCACCACTAGGACTTGAGTCCTTACTCGGCGGCGATGAGCCTGACATCGAGATTGAAATTGACGACCCAGAAAGTTTGCATATTGCAATGGGTGGGATGGAGATTGACTTTGACCCTAAAGAAGAAACGGACGAAGATTTTGACGAGAACTTAGCTGAACTCCTAGATGATGGGGAGCTTTCGTCTATTGCAGCAGATTTGTTGTCTGACTTTGATGATGACGTGGCTTCGCGTAAAGATTGGATTACGACTTATACAGATGGTTTAGAGCTACTCGGTATGAAGATTGAAGAGCGTACTGAGCCTTGGGATGGTGCGTGTGGTGTGCATCACCCTCTACTTAGCGAAGCATTAGTTAAGTTTCAAGCTGAGACTATGATGGCGACATTCCCGTCAGCAGGTCCTGTCAAAACAAAGATTATTGGTAAAGAGACTTCTAGTAAGAAGGAAGCGGCGGTACGTGTTCAAGACGACATGAATCACCAGCTTTTAGACGTGATGACCGAGTACAGACCTGAGCATGAGCGTATGCTTTGGGGTCTTGGGCTATCTGGTAATGCATTTAAAAAAGTGTACTTTGACCCAAAATTAAACCGCCAAACATCTCTATTTGTCCCTGCTGAAGACATGGTTGTACCTTATGGTGCATCTAACTTAGAAACAGCAGAGCGTGTAACTCATGTTATGCGTAAGACTGAGAACGATATGCGTAGGCTTCAGGTAGCGGGGTTTTACCGCGATATTGACCTAGGTGAGCCTAGTAGTCAGCTTGATGACGTTGAGAAGAAAATTGCTGAGAAGATGGGATTTAGTGCAACGTCTGATGACCGATATAAAGTCCTTGAAATGCACGTTGACCTCGACCTTCCAGGGTTTGAGCATACTGATGCAGATGGGGATGAAACGGGAATTGCACTACCTTATGTAGTGACTATTGAGAAAGGAAGTCAAGAGATTCTATCCATTAGACGTAACTGGGAGCCAGATGATGAAACCTACACCAAGCGACAACATTTTGTTCATTATGGGTATGTCCCTGGGTTTGGCTTTTATTGCTTTGGCCTTATTCATCTTATTGGCGCATTTGCTAAGTCCGGTACTTCTCTTATTAGACAACTGGTTGATGCGGGTACGCTAAGTAATCTGCCTGGTGGGTTTAAAGCGCGTGGTATGCGTATTAAAGGGGATGATACGCCTATCTCTCCTGGAGAGTGGCGCGATGTAGATGTACCAAGTGGTACTATTCGAGATAACCTGCTTCCACTTCCATACAAAGAGCCGTCACAAACATTGATGGCACTGCTTAATCAGATTGTAGAAGAAGGTAGACGCTTTGCTAACGCGGCGGATTTGCAAGTATCTGATATGTCGGGTAATGCGCCTGTAGGAACGACACTTGCTATTTTAGAGCGTACACTTAAAGTGATTACTGCTGTTCAGGCACGTGTGCATTATTCAATGAAGCAAGAGCTCGGTCTCCTAAAAGGTATTATCGCCGCTTACGCACCGGAGGATTACGACTATGACCCTGAAGAAGGAAGTAGAAAAGCCAAGAAGTCGGACTATACGACTACAGAAGTTATCCCTGTATCTGACCCTAATGCGTCTACGATGGCTCAGAAAATCGTACAGTACCAAGCGGTACTTCAACTTGCGCAAGGGGCACCTCAACTTTACAACCTGCCCATTCTTCACCGCCAGATGCTTGATGCTTTGGGGATTAAGGATGCGCAAAAGCTGGTTCCATTAGAAGAAGATAAGTTCCCTGTAGACCCCGTGTCTGAGAATCAGAATATCCTTAGATTAAAACCTGTCAAAGCGTTCTTAACTCAAGACCACAATGCTCACATTGCTGTCCATATGGCGATGATGCAAGACCCCAAGATTATGGGTACTCTGCAAGGAAACCCGCTACTTCCACAGATTCAAGCGACAGTCATGTCACACGTAGCAGAGCATTTGGGGTTCCAGTATAGAAAGGATGTTGAAGTACAGCTTGGTATGCAGATGCCTCCACAAGAGGATGATGACGGCGAAGATATGAAGCAAGACCCCGAAGTAGAAGCGGCATTGTCTCCATTACTTGCACAAGCGGCTACACAACTACTTCAACAAAATCAAGCTGGAGCAGCGCAGCAAAAAGCGCAGCAGCAAGCTCAAGACCCGCTTATTCAAATGCAGATGCAAGAGCTACAACTTAAAGCGCAAGAAATTCAGAATAAAGCGCAGAGAGACCAAGCTGAGATTCAAGTTAAGATGCAGCAGATTCAAGTAGACCGTGAGCGTATCGCAGCGCAATCAGCTACAGCAGATAAGCAACGTGAGATTGATGTACTTAAAAACGCAGCGCAGCTCGGCGTCAAACAGTCACTTGATAAAGGTAAACAGACCCACGATGAGAAGAAACTGCAAGTAGAAGCGCTTAAAAACGCAGCTGATATGACAATGAAGAAGGAAGACCAGCAGCGCAAAACAACTGTTCAGGCTCTAAAAGATGCGGCTCAAATTACCGCTAAGAAGACTGAAACCGAAATGGGGTTAGCTCACCAAGCGTATCAAGGTATGCTTGAGCGTGAACGCGCACAGACAGAGAAAGCGGAAACTATAGCTCACGAAGCCTATCAAAAGTCACTTGAACGAGACCATCAAAGACATCATAAAATACTCGATGTAGCGCACCAAGGCCACCAAGCTGAAGTAAATCGCGAACATCAAAAAGAACAAGCTTTTGCTAAAGGGGGAGAGGTAAAACAATCCGCCAAGAAACCTAAGAAAGGTGAAGAATAATGGACGCGTTTGATGTAGTGCTTAAGCACATTGATGAAAAAGTTATGCAACTTAAAGACGCTGTATGTTCTGAGCGAATCGACTCAATGGAAACGTATAAACAGATGTGCGGTGAAATACGAGGGCTTCAAACAGCTCGCGGTTATGTACTTGATATAAAGGATAAATTAGAAGATTAGATAACACGGCCTTTCGCTTCGGGGTTTTTTAGAAATCGTTCGATGACAGCTTGGAAAGACAAGCACTATCAAGTATAGGCATTGGTTTTGGATATTTGTCATGTCCGGTAAGATAATTTGACTAGTTACACCAGTGTCTGTAGCTTGATAGTACGCGCATAGCGCACCAGTAATGGCCTGACGCTCGGAAATAGGAGACTTGGGAACGCTTGAAAGTACAGCGGCGAATACCGAGATTACTATCATGACAGCACGGAAAGACGGCGTATTTTTATCCCACAAACAGGAAACAAAATGTCCAAGATTTTAATTGGGTCAAACCCCAAAAACCCACAAGTTGTTGGTAGCTACGAAACAGAGGCTACTAACGAAGAAAAAGCAACGCAACTCCCAATGCCATCAGGATACAGAATCCTATGCGCTATCCCAGAAGCAGACAAAGAATACGAAGGTGGTATCGCCAAAGCTGATATCACGATGCGCAATGAAGAAGTACTTACGACCGTATTATTCGTTGTTTCATTAGGTCCAGAAGCTTATAAAGACACAAACAAATTCCCTAGTGGTGCATGGTGTAAAGAAGGCGACTTTATCTTAGTACGCCCCAACTCAGGCTCACGCCTGCTTATTCACGGTAGAGAATTCCGTCTTATCAATGATGATTCGGTAGAAGCAGTTGTACTCGACCCACGCGGCATTTCACGCAAATAGGACAAGACTATGGCAGATTTTGAAAGAACAGAATATAAATTCCCCGATGAAATAGACGATAATGACGATAACATCGAGGTTGAAATAGAAGACGATACTCCCGAAGAAGACCGTGGTCGGGAACCAATGCCTAAACACATTGTAGATGAGTTAGAAGAAGACGAATTAGACTCCTACGATGCAAAAGCACAACAACGCATTAAACAAATGCGTAAGGTATATCATGACGAGCGCAGAGAGAAAGAGGCGGCTCAACGTGAGCACAGAGAGGCTGTCGCACTAGCGCAACGACTGCTTCAAGAAAACCAACGCGTTAACCAAGTTTTGGGTAATGGTGAAAAAGAGTATATTAATAATATACAGAGTTTAGCTCAGAAAGAGATGCAAGAAGCCAAGCGTGCTTACAAAGACGCATATGAAATTGGTGATGCCGATGGTGTAGTAGAAGCTCAAGAGCAGATGCAGTTGGCCACCTTAAAATTGGCTCAAGCACATAATATGCGTACAGGGGCTTTACAAACACCTGATTATGAGGTACAACAGGCGCAAGAAAGGCTACAACGCCCTGCGGAACCGCAAGTTCCACGGCCTGACGAGAAGGCTTTGGATTGGCAAGAAAGAAATGAGTGGTTTGGTAAAGACAAAGAAATGACCAGCGCAGCTCTTGGACTTCATGCAAAACTTGTAGACGAAGGCGTACCAGTAGGCTCTAAAGAATATTACAACGTATTGGACAAAACAATGCGTAGACGTTTTAACGAGTATTTTGGTGAAACCGAAGATAGAAAGTCGAGTAGGGGCAGACCGTCAAACGTAGTCGCACCCGCTTCGAGAAGTACATCAGCAACAAAGATAAAGTTAACTCAGAGCCAGGTCAACTTAGCAAAGAAATTTGGCTTAACCCCTGAACAATATGCGAAAGCAGCTTTAGCCTTGGAGAACCAAAATGGCAGATAATACAAATGCAAGAACAACTCGTGAACTAGAAACCCGTGCACTTGTGGAGCGTCCTAAGCAGTGGATGCAACCAGAATTGCTCCCTGAGCCTGACAAAGAGGCTGGGTTTGCATATAGATGGATTCGCGTAGCAACATTAAATAACAGTGACCCAAGCAACTTAGCGTCAAATCTAAGACAAGGCTGGGAACCCGTTACAATGAGCGAACAACCTAAATTTAGACTGTTAGCCGACCCGAATAGTCGTTTTAAAGACAATATCGAAGTAGGCGGATTATTACTTTGCAAGATTCCAGCTGAGTTTATGGAGCAGCGTGCACAACACTTTGCTAACATTACAAGCCAGCAAGCAGAAGCTGTAGATAATAATCTAATGCGCCAAAGTGACTCAAGAATGCCTATCTTTAAAGAGAGAAGCTCTAAAGTTACCTTTGGTAAAGGTACTTAATTAATTATTTTAGGAGTTAAAATGGCTTATCCTACAGTACAAGCCCCTTACGGGTTAAAACCTGTAAATCTAATCGGGGGTCAAGTTTTTGCGGGTTCTACTCGTAACATCCCTATTCAATACGGATACAACACTAATATCGGTTATGGTGACCCTGTTGTAATTGCGTCTG